GATGGTCTGTCTGAGGAAGAGATACAGACAAATATAGATTATCACCTTTCTATTACACCCAAATATAAAAAATCAACATTTGCTGATGGTTTTAATGATACACAGTCTATGATATATAGGTGGTGGCAGAAACTTACAGACCAAGAGAATGAAAAGGGTAGATGGCTTGAAGGTCAAACAAAAGAATGGGCTCAAAATATTGGCTATTATGATTCAATAGCATTAGAAAAATATTATTCTGAAATTGCAAATGTAAGAGCATTATCATCTACAGAAGAAGCTGATAGACTAGGCAATCGTCAAATTATGGCAGAGTTTACAGAAGATATGAACTATGTTTATGAGAATAAAAATGGTGATGTTACTGATGTACAGAAAAAATATGGTTACACTCCAGAAGATATTGGTGTAATAGATGGAATAATGGCTATGGCTCAAAACCCTTCTGCTACATTAGGTGCTTTTGCAGGTATGCTTTTAAAAGACCCAGAGATGTTGTTAATAAATTTTCTAAGAATACCTAGTGCTGTAGCTAGGGGTTCTGAGATGGCAAGAAAAACCATTACACAAGCTACTAGAATAAAGCCTAAATATGTTCAAAGAATGGAGAGCATTATAGGTAACAAGAGAGCAGTAGCTATGGCAGGTAGGGGTGCAGAGGGTGCTGTCTATGGTGGAGTATATGAGGCATTACATGACATGACATTCAAGGGAAAAGTAGACCCTAATAATGTTAAAAGAGGTGCTGCTTTAGGTGCTTTATTAGGAACAGCTTTTGGTGCTGTTACTAAAACAACATCTAATAGTTGGTTTGTTGATAGAGTGGGTTCTAAAAATGCAGAAAGAAGATGGACTCATGTTAATGAACCTGCACCAGCAAGAAAGCCAAGTATTTTTGACCCAAATAAAGTTCCTAAAAATCCAAAGCCTAGTCCATTTAAACCAGTACCAAAAGATGCTGAATTACCAGAAGGATTAACACATCAACAAAGGTATGAGTATTGGAAAAATAAAGCAGTAAAACATGGAACTAAAGAGGGTGAGGGTTCGCAGTTGCCTAGAGAAAAATTTGAAAAGCGAGTTGCCAATACTGTTAAGAAAATGCTTAAACAGAAAAATCCAGATGGTAGTAGATTATTTACAGTTTTAGAGGCAAGAGGTTTAGCTGCTCGTCATCATGCTGAAGTTCTTATTGGAAAACAAAAGCCAAAAAAATGGGGTGAGATAGATTTCAATCGCACAACACATCCTTCTAAAAATAGAAGATGGGGTGAGAAAGAAGAGATTGTAGAAGGAAGGAAAAATACAGAGCGACCAGATTATGAACCACCAGTTAAAAAAGCTGGTGAGTATGATAAGCTTTTACCAGAGGTTGATATTACTAAAGGTCTTGTTAAGACACCTTCAATGGGTAAGATTGCTAAAGCAGGTGCTATTGGAGCGATAGCAGGTGGAGTACTTGCTGAAGATGAAAAAGGTTTCATGGCACTTCTTGGTGCATTAACATTTGGATTAGCTAGAGGTACTGTGTTAAAAGGTATCAATGTTGAAATAGCAAAGATGAAACAGCATGGACATAAAATTGCTGATACAGGTAAGCTACTTGAAGAGGGGATGGAAAGACAAGCTACTATGGTTGGTAGGATGATACAAAAAATTGTACAAAATCCTAAACAGCAATTTGAATTTTTAAACCATGTAGAGAATTTTAGTAAAATTAATAAGAAAGAATTTATCGAAACACATGGAAAGGAATATTACGAAACAGTACAGGCTTTTCATAATACTATGGAAAAATTCTGGAAAATGGCTAATGAATTAAATGTATTAAAAGATGAATCACACATTAAAGATTATGTTACCCATATATTTGGTAAAGAATTATCTGCAAAAGAGATGGGTAAATTAAATCAAGCATTTAATGAGTTAGGAAAATCTAAGAATTTTAACTTTGCACATCAAAGAAAAATCTTTAAAACAATTGAAGAGATTGCAGAAGGAAGGAATATTGTATTTGACCCAGTTAAAATTCTTGCAGGATATACTCAAACCTTATCAAAGGTGATGGCAGGAAAACATATTGTTAAAGAGTTGAGTACAATTGGAATGAGATTTGGAAACAAAACATTAGGTCTTGCAGTAGATATAAGAAACAAAGCACAGGAAAAATTAGCTAAAGAACATGGATATAAAGAAAGTGAAATGCCTGCTCTTAAAGGTAAATTAATACATCCATTAATTAAAAGAGCATTAGAAGATTACTATAAACCCGATATAGGAAGCAGAGGATTAATTCATAAAGCGTCTATATTAAATAATGCAATGAAAAGGGTTATATTATCTATGTCATTATTCCATGCACAAGCATTAATATTGTCTGGAGTTTATGCAGGTGGTTTAACACATATGTATACAAAGCAGGGCAAACAAACAAGAAAAATAGTTAAAGAATTTTTAGATGCAAAGTGGGATATGACTTCTATTGTTGTTGATGGTAAAGGAAATGTTATTCAAGTAAGAAATTTAGATGGAAAGCTAGTAGACCTTCAGGGTGATTTTCTACACGCAGAGTTGTTAAGAGAAATAGTAGATGCTAGACTGGGTATTGGAAATGCAAAGACAAATGAACTTGTCAATGCAGGTTATAGAACAGTTAAACAATTTTTAGATACAAGATTAAAGCCACTTGGAAAGTTTCAAGATAAGATAGATAAAATTACATGGGATGGAATACATGACCATGCTAAGATGTTTACTTATCTTACAATGAAACAAAGACTAATGAGTGGACAGGCTAGAGGGTTAGGTAGACTTGTAAAAACAGAAGAAGGTACTTTAAAAATATCAGCAGAAGAGGCATCACAAATGGCTGCTCAATTTGCAAATGATGCTTTTGGTGGTCAGAACTTTAATAAATTAAGCCTACAATGGGAGAAGTTAGCAATAGAAAATGCCAATAATCCTAAAGGTGTATTTTATCAATGGGCTTCATTAGTAGCTACACCCACCAAAAAGGGCTTAACAAACTGGTTGTTATTATCTCCAGACTGGACTATATCTAATATTAATATTGGATTCAAAGGTCTGGGTATGACCAAGAATCTTGGCACTAAAGTTATGCAAGGTAGAAAATTAACTGCAAAAGAAGTAGGTGAATGGAATATGTACATGGGATATATGTTTAGAGCAGGTGTTTCTACCTCTATGTTTGCTTATGTCTTACACTCAATCTTTGCAGAGAAGGGTACAGAATTTGATGTACAGGATTTTTGGATGACAGGTAGACTTGATTTAGGAAATGGTGAAGAGATGGTTGTATCTAAACAGATTGCAGAACCAATGCACTGGCTAACAAATCCTGCACACGAGGGATTAAACAAAGGTGCTGCTTTACCTAAAGCTGCTTTAGAATTACTAACTGGAAAACAATGGGTATCACTCAAACATGGTGGTACTTTAACTGGCCCGAAATTTGATAAGACAAGTGCTAGAGATTGGTCAAGTTGGATTGGAAATAAGGTTACACCTATTTCTATTAATCCATTTAAACAAGCAATGTTAGATGAAGATATACCAGCAGGGTATAAGATGTTTGAAAAGGCAGTATTAGGATTCGGTGGATTCCCTAAATATGGTAAACCCGAAAAGAAAAAATTAAGAATATATTAGGAGAAGTAAAATGGCAAACCCAAGAGTAACAAGAATAGCAGAGTTAAAGGCTCAGATAGAATCTGCTAAAGCTGAGATAGCACAACTACAGGCTGCGGAGCAAACTGAGAAAGCTGAAGTAGAAACAGGCAAGGCTATGAATTTTAAAGCAGCCGCTTCTGACGACAGAGGACTTACTGGCAACAGAGATGCTGATGGTAATTTTGTACCAGAGAATGTAGATGGTGCTCCAATGAATTTTAAAGAAGCAGCAGGTAAAAAAGATAGCCCACTTGAAGTTCCAATTACATTAGACAAAGATAACTGGATAGACACAGACAAAAGAACAGACGCAGAATCAGCTAAAAGAAAATTTAAAGGTGTTCAACCTGTTGAAACTTTTACAAGTGGTCAAGAAGGTGTTGGTGAAATAGAACTGGATGGTGGTAGAGCATACGGTGAAGAGGTTGAGCCTTCAGAAAAATCTGATGGTTTTAAAGCTGATGATGGTGGTAACATGAGTGTTGATGAGAAGGATGACTTCTGGAAAACACAAGAGGGCTTTGATAAAGCTATGGAAATGTATGGCAGTCAACCAGCATGGGTTAAAGAACCTACAATGGTATGGAATCCAGAAGAGCAGAAGTATGAAAAGATTAAGGATGAGGATAAAGACGAGTTTGAAGATTTGTCTACTCCTTCTATGTCTGCTGATATCAAGAAACTCTTTGGCTAGTATGGGTTTACTTACTACTGACGAGCAAGAAACTATAGATGCTTTAAAGAGGGCAGGGTTTCAAGACCATGTTATACCTGCTCTTATGGCAAATATTGATGTTGAAACTGGTGGTACATACAGTCATACTCAGAAAGAAAAGAATGGTAAGGGGTATGGTTTATTCCAATTTACTGGTAGTCATTTAAAAGATTACCAAAACTGGTCAAAGAAATTAAACCTTACTGATAGTAAGGATAGTCAAGCAAAGTTTGTATATGACAACATATACAACGCTAAAGACAAGGGTCGTGATTTGGGTTGGAGAGATAGAAGTAAACTACAAACTATCAATGAAGAAAAGATGAATAAGAATCCACACATTGCTAACCCTACTAGGCGTAAGGCTAAAACATTTTCTAATATATATGAAAGACCAAGTGTTCCTCACATGGGTAAGAGAATGTTAAGTGCGGATGAATGGGAAGAGAAGTATAAATAAAATACCTGTTTGTCGGCACAAGTACAGGTAAACTTGCTAAAAGGATGTACCATAATCACCCCGCCTTTGTTGATTGTACATACCCACATCAACTGTAGTTTTAACTTTACACTACCACCTCATGAATGATGGGGGGAGTGATAGTGCTCAAGGATGTACTCCCTGTAAGGATTACCCCCCTAAATTAAGTAACTGGTAATCTTAATTTCTCTCTATCTAAATTAGCTACGGATAACTCTCCGTTTAAAGCCATCAACTTCAGCAAAGAGGAACGACTTATTCCATATCGTTCTGCTTTAGCATCTATAAATTTTAAATCACGCTTATTAATCTTAATATTAATTTGTTCTGTTGCCTCGTTCATAACTTTCTCTATTCAAATAAGATGTATTATATACCAGTATAGAGAATGTATTTAAAGTTTACACACACCATCTTCGCAATCATCATCTGCTGGTGCTGATACAATGTACTCGTTCTTTTTTAATGTAGGTCTTGGAGTCTTAGATGATTTAGTTAGTAAGTTACCATGTTGGTATTGTTCAAACAGATTCTCATAGCTTCGTATCTCACATCTTTTATAGTATATTTGATAAGCCTCTTCAAACCTAAGACTTAATACTGATGCTCTTCTTGCGTAATCTGTAGCCAATGCGTCACATAATTCTAACCTCGTCATTTTGTTCTATCTCCTTTTGTTTGTACAAGATGTAACCCTCTTTGCTATATATCTTTCTAGCAAATATCTCTACTACTTGTCTGTCATCTATAAAAAAAACACCATTCAAAGAATCTAATATTGCTTTGATGTAATTATCAATGTCTGAATTGTTACTACAGTAGGTGTTGTTTAACTCTTGTTTCTTTTTCTTTGACCATGATTCTGGTATCTTAACCATAAAATCTATTTCTACACGGACTAGCTTTTCAGAGAGAGTCGTATCTAACTCACTGGTTAGTGCTTCCATGTCTTGTTTAAACTTAGTGTACTTCTTTGGATAATAAGTAGACCATCTTGAAACTCTTGGTCTACTAGCTGGTACTGGATTTATTTCAAATCTCTTGGTATAAATCATATCGTAAAGACTCTAGTTTGTCTATAGTAATAGACAATAAAAATCTTATTTCCATATCTCTGGGTTCGTCTTGCTCTCGTGCTACCTCTAAAGCGTCTTGAATGTTAGTTCTTATTTCATTTATAGACTCTTCATGTCTTTGTATACTCATTGTAAACTGCTATTTTATAATCTTGATTGTGTGGTAATTTAATTCCCCACTCACCAGAAAACATTTCTATCTCACAAATGTAATCTATGAATTCATCTATATTTAACTTTCTTGTTGAGGGTATTTGGGATATCTTCTTACCCTTCTTAGTTGTGAATTCAATCTTTGGTAGGAATTTGTCTGCTAATACTAAGTGCATTTCATCTTTAGAGTAACCTACTTCTTTTGATAAGATGTCTACCCAGTAGAAATACAATCTGTTTTGTGCGTCTGAACGACTAGATTTTTGTATAGTTACTACTGCTTCTTTAGTAGTTGGATTTTCTAAAAAGTAATCTTGGACTAAACTTTTAAATGCAGCTTCTTTTGGTTTGTCTTTTTGTATAACTCTACTAATCATTATAGCATACTGTCAATTTGTTTTTGAATGTTTTGAATAGCTTTTCTGAGGTCGTGGATTTGACCCTCGCCCTCATGTTTATAACGATACCTCGCAAGATATTTAACAGCGTTCCCAATACAGAAGTTCATGTCTTGGGCAATGATAAAGTCGATAGGCTCTATCTCGCCTTTAGTATAATGCGAGGGGTTGGTTATATTATCGTGTACCTTGTCTTTAGCCACCGACCCAGCCAAGCAACAAGCCCACAATAACAATAGCTAGAAAAATCGTAAGGCTTTTATCAGCTAATACTTTCTCAATCATGTCTTTCATATCTTTCTCCTAAGATTAAAAATGGGTATAGACTTCAAAGTTGTAAGCACTAAATGAAGTAAAAATAAACTATACCCAGAAGTATTATAACTTAATTAAGTTATCACGCAAGAGTATTTTTTGTGTCTTTAATACTGCTCGTGCTACCTGTAGTTCAAGCCACTCTCTTTCTATAGGTGGGTCTAATTGTTTACGACCATCAATTATATCGTGGCAATTAAGACAAGCATACATTCCAAACAGGTCTGATTGCTTAGTTCCCATACCACCACCGTTCATGTGGGCATAAACTACGGTTTCATTTTCGGGCATACAGCCCTCTAACATAACTTGGCAAGGCTTACCCCTTGCTGATTGTGTGATTTTAGAAGTCATCATCTTTCTCCCATTCATTTATTTCAATTATAAATCTATTTAAATATTCTTGTAATAAAAGTTCCATTGCATACAATTTTTTATCATGTAATAATTCATTTATTTCTTTGTTGTTAAATTTATCATTCCAATTGTCTTTATGAAATTCAACTTCAACTGTTCCTGTTTCAACATGCCTACTTCTATTGTGTTTTTTATTACGAAAATATTTCCACACATCTGCTAATCTAATAACTTCATATCTAGTATCATTTTTTTCTAAGACACTCCAATCATCACCTCGCCTTGTTAAAGAAAGTTCATAATGTTTAACCCAATCTTCTAGTGGTCTACCATCTTGTCCTGTCATTCTACTTGTCATAAATGTTAATCTCCTCGTCTGAAAACTTAGAATACTCACCTTGAAATCTACATTTAACCCAACCAATCTGCCCCATTCTATTCTTGGCAACAATGATTTCAGCTAATCCTCTGTCATCTGACTCTTCCTTATTGTAGTATTCATCACGGTACACCATAATAATACAGTCTGCGTCTTGTTCTATTTCACCAGAAGAGCGTAGGTCACTCATAAGAGGGCGTTTGTTTTCCCTCTGCTCTACTCCCCTACTTAATTGTGATAGTAGAATAATAGGTATGTCTAGTTCCTTAGAAAGATATTTCAGTTCACGAGTTATACTACCTAGTTCTGATATCTCTCTACCTTTATCGTACTTCATAATCTGTAAGTAATCAATAACTATAAAGTCTAGCCCAGTTTGACCATGTACTTGTCTGGCTTTAGAAACAATATCTCTAACAGCAATGCCACCTTTATCTAAGATAGTCATGTGTTGTTTTTGTTTAGATGATAACCCTTTATAGAATCTATCATTCTCATCTTCTGATAGTTCATTTCTATCTACTTTGTTTAGATTTATTTCTGTTGCACAAGCTACCATCTTCATCATAAGTTGTACTTGTTGCATCTCTAGTGAGTAGAACAAAACCTTTTTACTCTTACTTATGTTGTCTGCTATGTTAAGTGCTAGTGTACTCTTGCCCATGCTTGGTCTACCTGCAAGAACAGTCAATGTACCCCCTCTCATTCCCCCGAGAAGGCTATCAATAGATTCAAAGCCAGTTGATAAACCTGTTCCATTCTCGTGCATCTCATGTATATAATCAACAGTCTTGCTAATTACATTTTCCATTGAGCCTTCCTCATCATCTTTAAGTTGAGAGTCTAATCTATTAATACTATCTACTGTTACTTGATAGTTATCAAAGCTGATATCTTTCTTTAGTTTTTCAATATCATTATTGATTCTAGTATTACGGATATGAGTTGCATAAGTTGTAATGTTACTTACACTTACGCATTGTTCCATGAGTTCACATAAGAATGGAAAGCCTGTCCACTCTCCACTATGGTCACCATCTCTATCTATCCAGTTCCTTAGTGTTAATGGGTCAATATGTTCTGCTTCATCGTGCATACAAGACATATAATTAAACAGTTGCCCTAGATTTTTATCACTAAAGTCATTGATATTAATTCCTGTTGAGTTTACTTGTGTTAGTTTGTTGCAGTCTAATAAGATACCACCTATCACTTGGCGTTCTGCATCTAATGAGTTCTTCATACTTTCCACCCCACACCTAGTTGTTTACCATGTCTATCTGTAATGTATTCTGCATCATCTTTGAAATGCTCATCATACTCTTCGATTTTTATATATTTATACCATTCTATTTCCCAATCGGCTTCATTAATTTGTTCGCCATTTACATAATATCTTTGTTTCATGATTTTCTCCAGTCGTGTTGTTGTCCGTATGGGTTAACAATAGGCTTAACATCCTCTATCATTTCCCATCTGCGTTGGTTAATAAATGTTTGTAAGTGTGGTATGAATTTTTCTTCACATCCCCATTTGATATTCATCGCATGAAGTTTGGGTAGTACAGTTCTCCAATCTTTATGTTTCTTAAAGTTGTCAAACTCTGTTTCCAGTCCACGCTTCTTACCTTTGTAGTTACTTCTAAATGTTTCAAAGGCTACTTCTTCATGGGGCTGATGTGCTTTAATGTTTTTATCTGTTGTTATTTTGTGTCCACAACAAGGACAATTAGTATCATTCATATATTCTTTAAGGCTAGATTCATCATCTCTCTAGCAGTGTCCTCTTCAGTTTTAGTTAATACAGTTCTTGGTTTTGTAATGTGTGGCTTACCAAAGATTACTTCTGGATTCGATGACTTGTTTAATCTACCTCTCATCATAGGTATTGAAGTATCTTTTCTTTTCCACTTGGCATTTAATTTATTTGAAGCTTGTTTCACTGTCCACTTTGTGCCATCATCGAGAGTGTAAACTCGCAACGCTCTACCTCTAGCATCACGAGTTATAGCCTTCTTATCTACCACGGCAAATCGTCATCATCTGCATGTGTGTTTGCAGTTGGTGGTGTTTCTGAAACTGGCTGATTATCTTTTACCTTAAAGCTAAAGGTTAGTTCGGGTGCTTTAGGATTGCCCCCTTTATCTTTAGCCCATGCTGATATCCAATATTCAACACCATCTACATTAGCAGTACCAGTAAGGTGAGGATGTCTATCTGTTTCACGCTTAAGGTTCTTCCAAATACTACCTCTGTTTGTGTTGTCGTACTCTGGTGGCATATTATTCTCCTATCTATTATTATAAAATTATAGTAATGGCAGGTTCATTAACTACAAACTTCACCTGCTACCCTTATCATAGATTATGTAAACTCATGGATAGTAGTTGGATTATCATTACTATAAATAACTATTATACACTAGAAAGTAGGGGAGTTAGTAGTAAGTTGTATACTTGCTCCATTAAATCCGATAGTATCTATCATGTCACATGAGCCTTGCTCATAATCAAAGACCATGATTCTATCTTTGTTTATTTCTATCAATCTAAGTACATCTGAGAGTGGTATATTGTTTGCTAAATCAATAAAGCTATCTTCAATATCCTCTTCAATTTCTTTTAGGTTTCTGTTCTTTGCCATTACGCACCCCCTAAGT